GGATAAGGGCGAGCAGGCGCAGGCGCGCATTTCTGCCGCCCGCTCGGTGCTAGAATACTCGCTGAAGCTCTGCGAACAGACTGATATTCTGGAGCAGCTGCGCGAGCTCGAGAAATGGAGGGCGGAAACCGATGGGCGGAGTTAAAGCAAGACTGGACGATCTGCGCAAATTTGCAGAACGGTGCAGAGGAAAACAGCTAATCTTCCTGTACAGGACACCGGACGGAGCAGAGAGACGCGGCAGCATCGATGATCTTATTTCGGACGATGGTGCATTTATCCGCGTCCTGAGCGGGAACCGGTTGAGCGATCTTGACAAAATGCTGGAATATGAATTGAGGACACTCACATGCAGGGAATAAAAGCGCGCCTTGACAAGCTGAACAGCTTCCGGCTTGAACAGAAGGGCAATATTCCGCCCGTTGATTCTATCGCATTTCAAATGCGCTTACTGATGTTTCCCATATTCTTGGGCGAAGCAAGCTTTATGAGCGCAGACGAAAAAGCGGCGGTGCTTGCGCTGAACCCGCTCGATTACGAAGAGGGCTACAGCCGCGACACGGTATTAGAAGCACAGGAAATTATTAGGCGTGAGGACACGCAGAAAGGAAAATTATGACAAAATACAACGTATACGCAAAGCAGCTCGACGCTGCATTCAGAACCGCCCGCGACGAGTACGCAAAATCCTATGCAGAGCTGCAGGCGGCGCAGCAGGCCAACGAAGACGCTGGCGCATGGCGCCCGGATGACGATGCAGCAAACAAGCAGCTGCGCGTTGCTACGACTGCACTCGAATTGAACAAAGCAGAGGCCGCATTCAAGATCACAGAAACAAAAGTCTGGCCGGAGTTTGACGCGAAGTGCAAAGAGCTGCGCAAGGAGCTTGAAAAGGATGTCCAGAAAGACGGCCTTGCGAACCCGGACGCGATCGACGCAAATACGGTGGAGCTGCTGAAAGCTGGCGTGCTGACCGTGGAGGATTACTATTCCCTTGCAGAGAGATACGAAGGGAACAGCACCATGTTAAGGTTGCTTGGCAAGTACGCGCTGGATGAAAGTATTGCCTCGGGCGATATCAAAGAGGCGGCGGCGCTGCGCATGCTTTCCGACAACTGCAAAAACGGCGCGGGTGCAGTTCTTCGTGCGTGGAATGAATTAGAAGGGCTTGCAAGCTACTGCTCCGGTCGCGGCGGCAACCGAAACGCCGCAACCTCTCCCGATATGGTTGTCAGCATGGGAAAATGGTGGGAAGAGCTGGCCGGACAGGCTATCGAGAACTTTTAAGGGGGCAGACATGGGAAATATGATCATCGGAGCGGGGCTGTTCCTCGCTGGTGCGTTTTTCGGTATCGTCTTTATGAGCTACGGGGAAATCTGGCAGGAACGGAGAGACAGGCGCAATGACAACCATTGAGTTCAAAGACTATAGTGCAGAATGCAAAGAGGAAATCGAGTCGCGGGTATTGAAAGCACTTATGATGTGCGGCATGGTCATTGAGAGAGCGGCAAAGGGGCTTGCGACGGTAGACACTGGCCTTTTGCGAAACAGCATCACATGGGCACTCGCTGGGAAGAAGCCAACAGCCGAAACCTATAGAGCGGATAAACAGAAAAACGGTGTTATCCAGACAGGCAAATACAGCGGCGCAGCGCCGAACGACGATGAATTATCCGTTTTTGTCGGTACAAACGTCGAGTATGCACCATATGTGGAGCTCGGAACTGCAAAGCAGAAAGCAAAGCCATTTCTAAAACCGGCGGCAATGAACAGCAAAAGTGCGTTGTCCCAGTGCTTCCAAAAACAAGGCTTCCAAAGATAAGTTTGTAGACTAAGAAAAAGGAAGGAACCAACAGGCTACCAGCCGGGAGAAAGCCCCGGTGTCCGTCGGCAAAGCGTGCGGGGCTTCCTACCCTTTGCAGCTTTGCAAAATCCTGCGCGAGGTACTGCGCAGGTACGCCGCTAAAGCACCTGCGGCGTGCTGACCATCTGTTCTTAGCCCTAAATATAGACGAAAGGAGCGGGAAAGGCCTCCCGCTCCTTTTGCTGTTCACCAGCGAAATTCCGCCGATGAACCCTTGAAGAAACACGAACGTTCGTTTGCGTGTGCGGCTGTTATAACGCCGCACACGCCGCCAGAAGCCATATACCCGCTCGGTTTATGCGGGAGAATAAAAAACGCCGCTGTGAGGCCGTACAAGCCTCACAGCGGCATATGCAAAACATCGTATTAAGCAAGACGCTTTTCAAGCGCCGCGATTCGCTCTGACTGCGACCGGATAACAGCTTTTAACAGCTGCATTTCGTCCTCGAGTTCGTCAACCCGTGTTTTCGGCGTCATCGTCTCCAAGATCGTCTTTTGACCTTCGGCCAGAAGTTTGAGGCTCGGCATGATCGTATTTTCGATGATCACTTGCATATCATGCACAGCCCCGCGCCGCGCCTCGTCTGCAATCGCTTTGACCTGCTGTAAATCTTTTTCGTCTAACATCGTTTTATCCCTCCTGATTTTATTATACGCCTGCTTGGGCGCTTGTCAATTCCTTTTGGCGCATTGCAAACATGACCTTATCCCGCTTTGCCTGCGTATCAACAGCACGGCTAATAAACTCCGAAAGCGTCTCTTCGGCTGCTTGCGCGGCCTCCTGCGCCGTTTTAAGTGCGGCAGGGGTAAGGATAGCCCCATCGCCTTGCGGCGCTCCTGCGGGCTTCTGTGGGCTTTCTCCCATAGCTTCACCAATGCAAGATAAAACACATTCCCGCAAGACCGCGTTGGAAGTCTTGCCAATCTCCGAACAATATGCCTTGAATTTGTCGGCGTGATCCTTTTTTACCTTGCAAGCAAGCGTAGCCATGTTTTCACTATCCCATTTTGCATTCGCCTTTTTCTTTGCATCTGATACTGCCATATATTCGCCCCTTCCTCTTTTGCGTGTTCATGGGGTGTCGCGTTTCACGACACACCTTTTCTACTATCCACATTGTATCACATAATAGCAACACGGTAAACCGTGCTAGCACCATCTTTTTGTCTGACTGCGCAAAATTGTGCGGTGAAAAAGAGACCGGATCAGATCGCCCCGGCCTCTTTGCTATTCGGTTGTGTTGTCCCGCTGTAGCTTTTCGTCTATGGCCTCGCTTATGAAACCGTTTACGCTCTGCCCCTTCGGCTTTGCCACTGCTTCTATTTCGCTTTTTTTCCCACGGGGCAGCCGAACGAGAACTTTGTCGTACGCTTTTGCTTCATATTTTGCCGTTGCTACTTTCTGCGCCTTTGATACGGTCATACTTCCACCTCCTTACATTGTGCATTATATCACATAAATATAACGATATCAATTGTACAAATTGCACCAAGATATAACGATATCTTTATACATAACGTCAATTGAAATATAACGCTATCGTGATATAATAAGGCCATGAGTTGAGGGGACATGGCGAAGGTCGAACACAAACGCGGCAACGCAAGAGCGGGAACGGAGAAGCTTGAGAGAAACGCCCAAAGGGCTAGATACTCAGAGCCGCCCGCCGCCAAAGCTCCCGAGCAAAAGAAAAGCGCCCTGCACGCCGTGGAAAGCAAACGCAGGACGCAACCACAAAAGGGGTCGCGGTCAGTATACCACGCCCCGCCGAAAATTGAAAGGGGTATTTCCATGAGCAACACAGAAATTCAGAGCAAAGTTAACGAGCTTCGCGAGCTGCGCCGCATGGCGGACGAACTCGCCGCCGAGATCGAAGCCGCGCAGGATGCCATCAAGGCGCACATGACCGCCATCGACGCCGACACGCTAACGGGCACGGATTACAAGATCACATGGAAGACCGTGACGAGCAGCCGCTTTGACAGCACGGCGTTCAAGAAGGCCATGCCGGAACTGGCCGAGCGCTTCACCTGCTCGACTACTTCACGAAGATTTGTTGTAGCGTGACGGGAGGGCAATTATGGACGAAAGATATATCATTGCCCCCGCCGCGCTCAAAGCGGAACTGTTCGGCGCTGAACTGAACGCCGTATCTGCGCATGGGCTTCTTGAACACGTGCTTGAACCGATGACTCACGGTCGGACCTGCGAGGGAATTCTGGAAGAGTACGCAGAGGAGACCGGCGGCGATCTGGACAAGGCCGCCCGCGAGTGGATGGAAGAAAATTTTGACGCGCTGGGCGCAGCGCTGTTTGCAGTTGAGCAGTTGGTTTCTCTTACCGCAGACACGCTGCAAATGCTCCCTGTTGTGCAGACGAAGGAGGAAAATTGATATGTTCATTTCCAGAACGACAAGAGAAGAACGCGTGACGATTGAAACAGCGCTTGACAGCGCATTTCTGAAAATCGATCAGGCCGAGCAGCTGATTTATGACCTTATCGATGCGTTTTTAAGTGACCGAGAGCAAAAAACGCTTGACAAACACGCCGCGCAAACAATACGGAATAACCTGTGGATCGCCGATGACCTACTCGCAGACGCGCAGCTGGAATATCACCTGCACGCCGGACACGGTGATGCTCCCTGCGTACAGCAGTACCTCGAAAGCGCAGCACGGGCAAAGGCTAACGTGGAAGACGAAGAAGCGCATAATCGTGAATTGAAGGCGCAGCACCATGACCAGCAAGCAGGCTGAGGTCATGCGGCTGTACCGGCAGGGGCTCAGCACCTGCGAGATTGCCCAGCGGCTCGGCGTGACAAAGAGCAATGTCCGCTACTTACGCGCCGCAGCCAACGGCAAGAAGCCCAAGTCAACGTACCGGTATCGAAAGCCCCGCACGGTCTGTCCCTACAGCGCTAGCTGCTTCACCTGTCCGCTCCCGGATTGCCGCATGGGTGGTATCGCAGTAAACAAACTTCCGGAAGGCTTTGTGTTCAGATTTGATGATTGAGGCGTTGATTTTCAACTTGTGCGCCAAGAATGTGCGCCAAGAAACTAGAGAAGGAACAAAAGCGGCAACAAAAACAGGCATATTAGGCTGAAACAGAGAAAAATAGTTATTAAATTTGTGCAATGTTGCGAGTTGTAATATTTGCCCAAAGAATATACAATATTCTTGCCAATCACGCGAAAACGTTGGGGCTTCTACGCAAAATTGGGCGTTTTACTCTTGAACTGTGCGCCAAAACTACAGCCTGTTTCAGCCTATTTACCGAAATTGTGCGCCAAGTGTGCGCCAAGAAAGGAGAGGGCGGCGTGGTTAGGTTGATAAACGGACAGCTGTGGTATTGCTGCCCGGTCTGCGGCCAGAAGCTTCACAAATTAACCCCTGACGCTATTTGTAACGGTGTCACGACGTATTGCCGCCGCTGCAAATGGGAAGGGGTGATGAACATTAGAGACAGGAAAGGAGCTTAAACAATGGCGAGTATCAGGAAGATCGAGGGAAAACACGGCACGACGTATAAAATCACGGTCACGCTCGGCCGTGATTCCATCGACCGGCAAATCAGGCACTATAAGACGTGGAAACCGGAAAAACCGATGTCCGCGAGAGAATTGAATCGGGAGTTACAGCGAGTAGCGACCGAGTTTGAACAAGACTTGATAAACGGGTTCCAAGCAGACAACAGGCAGACATTCGCGGAGTATGCCGCATACTTCTACACTATCAGGGAGCAGCGCGGAGACAAGCCGCAAACGCTAGCCCGCGTCCGTCGGCAAACCGAACGAATCAACGAATACATAGGGCAAATACCAATACAAGAAATTCGTCCAAAGACCTTGAATGATCTTTACAAGAAGCTTTCAGAGCCGGGCGCCTGCCGGTGGCAGGTATTCGCGCTTCCTGCCGTTGACTTTAATGCGCTTATGCCTGAGGGTGAGACGCGCAAAGCTTTTGCGGAAAAATGCGGCGTTTATGGGAACTTGATTCGTAGACTATGCGAAAACCAGCCAATCAGCCGCAAAAATGCCGCTATTATTGAGGAAAAATTAGGCCGCAAAGATCTTTTCAAGCTGACAGGTGAGGGGAAAGCACTGTCTCCCGGAACAGTTCGAGATTATCATGCCATTATTTCGACAGTGCTCGGACAGGCATACAAAGAAATGATCATCAAATACAACCCCGCCGAGCGGGTGACGCTGCCAAAGAAAAAGCGCGTTCGGGAAAGTAAGACATTGCAGCCGGAGCAGCTAAAGGCCGTTCTGGCCGCGCTGGAAGCCGAACCGCTGCCGTTCCGTGCATTGATAACCCTTTTTATTTCAACGGGTTGCCGCAGGGGTGAAGCCCTCGCCTTGACGTGGGAAAAGGTGGACTTTGACCGGCGTGAAATTTTAATCGACAAAAGCATGATCTATCTTCCTGAAACCGGCATACAAAGTGGAACAACAAAGACCGGAAATAGCCGCAAAGTAGCGATACCAAAAGAAACGGCGGAGCTTTTACGCAGATTGCGGGCAAGGCAAGCAGAAGAGCGGTTGAAGTTGGGCGACCTTTGGAAAAACAGCAACCTTGTTTTTACAAAGTGGGACGGTGCGCCGATGAATCCGGGAACAGTGAATCTCGAACTTGATGAATTTTGCAAGCGCCATGACCTGCCGCACATTAACCCGCATCTTTTCCGCCACTCTGCCGCCTCTATTTTGCTTTCGAATGGCGTGGACGCGCTGACCGTGGCCGGAATGTTGGGACATTCTGACGTGTCGACGACGCTTGACACATACGCGCACGCCATAGACGAAGCAAAGCGCAAGACAGCAGACTGCATAAGCGAAACTATTTTTCATAAAAAGAAAGCATAACGCTTGCAAAATGCGCGTTTCTGTGATACAATAAAAGAAAATGAATGACAAAACAAACGGGGAGAAATCCCCCTTTGAATGTGCCTTTGTGCCTATCACTTACGCATGGTAACAGTGCGTGAGCGGTGGGCACTTTTTATTTTTTTGAATTGAAAGGAGTTTACTATGGTACGAATTAGAACTATTCCGAAAGCAGTTGCAGAGATCAAGGCGCAAGACCCCGGAACTTACATCAACGAACGTCTGCTGCGCAGATGGGTCAAAGACGGTACAATCAAGCCCGTAAACGGGAGCTATACGTTTACGCTGATCAACCTTGACGAGCTGGAAAGGTTCCTGTCTGATGAAAATAGCTGATCTTCTGCGCTACGGGCAGGCTAACGCCGTTCCGCTTCGAGATTTGGCGGGAATAACCGGCCTTGACGGTCGAACCGTCCGCGCTATGATCTCCGCCGAGAGACGAGCGGGCGCGGCCATATTGAGCGACAATGCGACCGGCTATTATCTCCCCGCGAACGAGGAAGAAAAGGCGCGTTTTGTCCGCTCCATGCGGCACAGGGCACAAGAAATTTTAAGCGCGGCGGATGCCGTGGGAAAAACCAATTAAACAAAGAAAGGATTTACAAAATGAGACAATTACTTTTCAGAAAAGTTTACTATGACGGAATCCAGAAATTGCCGGAAGGCCGACAGCTTGAAGCGTACAACGCTATTATGAAATATAGTTTTACGGGCGACGTCCCGGAACATTCCAACGAATGCGCCCCGCTGCTGACGATGATTTTCCGCAGTATCGACGAAGACCGTAGCCGCTATGAAAAGCGTTGCAGGGAGGGCGATTGAATGGGAAATGTGCAAGATGGGGGTGTCTTTACTATGGCGGATTATGCCGCACTGGATAAGCGTCCGCAATATTTCAGCTTCTTTCTGGAAGCCTGTGAATCTCTTTCATTGCTTGAAGATGCCGAAGCAGGCCACGTTATAAAGGCTATCGCCGATTATTTTATTGATGGCGAAACGCCAGAAGGATTACCGAATTTCACGAAGAACGAGCGCCGGACATACAATCGGATAAAAAGAAAAGTCGACGAAAGTTGCGGCATTTGGTACGCAAAAGTTCAAGGCGGAAAAAAGGGCGGTGACGCGAGATGGGGCAATAGCTGTCCTATAGGTTAGCTATAGGTTAGCTATAGGTTAGCTATAGGTATCCTATAGGTTAGCTATAGGTATGGGGATAGCAACTCATAACTCATAACTCACAACTCACATTGTATAAGGGTAAAAGGGAAATGACAAGTCATTTCCAAAAAGGTAAAAGGGAACGGAGCCGCTTACGCGCTCCATTCCACCCCCTGCATAGAGAGCAAACAATATTTCTTTCTGGTATAAGGGATTTCATCAAGAAAGGAGGATTTTCATTGACGTTTGATTTTGAGAAATTCGCAGATATAACCGCGAGTGTATACCCGCAGAGTGTCTACAGCTTGCAAGATGCCTTGTCCGTGTTCCGGTACTACTTCGAGCAGTACGAAAAGCACATGGGGAGGCCGCATCCGGCCATCAAAGCAAGTCAGATCGTGCGGATATGCCAGGATATGCCCTATATCAATCAAGAGAACAGGGGCAGCTATTATGAGGATGTTTCCCCGGCGGGGTACGTTTCCATGATCGACCGGCACTTTGCAACAAAGTACCGGCGTTGTGACTACAACATCAACCACTTTTTCAGCGGAAGAATTAGGGAACTCCGATTTTACGAGGAGCTTTATTGAAAGGGGTGAAAGACACGAGCGGGAAGCGATCACAGGCAAAAGGCCGCGCGGGAGAGCTGGAACTATGCAGACTCTTGCAAGACTATGGCTACCCCGTGCAGCCGGGCGAGGCCGTGAGCTATGGCAGTACGCCCGATCTAACAGGGCTTGATGGCGTGCACATTGAGTGTAAGCGCGGAGAAAGGCAGGCGCTCTATGAGTGGATTCAGCAGGCGCAGAGAGATAGCGAAAAATTCAAAGATGGTTTACCGGCTGTCTTTTGGAGAAAAAACCGTGCAAAGTGGCTTGTTTGCATGACGCTTGCGGACTGGATGAGTTTATATCAGCAGTTTCATTGTAAGAGTTCGTGAACCAGCAAAGCTGATTGCCCGGCGCTTCCGGGTATGAGAAAAGCCGCCCAAGTGGGCGGCTCCCGTGGCGGCGATTGATTGACAAATCCATGATACCACGGGAGGGCAAAAATTGCAAGCACACAGTGCAGAACAGACCAACGCCATAGCGGCGGCTGTGCAGAATGGGGAACTGGATGTTCTGACGCTCTGGGCGGCTGTTCGCGGGTATGCGTACCGGAAGGCGCGGCGCTGTCCTCCTTCCTCTCTACGCTTCGGCGTGAAGAGAAGGAAACAACGCAGGCGATGCAGGCTGGCATTGACTTCGAGGCGGCGATCAACAGCACGGTTGCGGGCGTACCAATTGAGCCTGTCAGCGAGAAATACGACCGGGCTGTAGCAAAATTTTCCCGCATCTGCTCGGGCGGTCAGCCACAAGTTCCGGTCGCCGGGCGGCTGCATGTATCGGGCTTGGATTTCCAGTTATACGGCGTCTGCGACTATGTAAAGGCTGGTGTGATCTACGATATCAAGCGCGTGCAGCGGTACGAATACGGCAAGTATCTGCACAGCCCGCAGCATCCGATGTATCTGCATCTGCTGCCCGGCGCGTCAAAATTTACATACCTGATCTTCGACGGCGCGAACACTTACGCGGAAACGTACCGGCGCGGCGATTTCGAGCCTATCGAAGATACGATTTCATGCTTTATCAACTGGCTTTTGGCAAACGGTTATATCAACGATTATTTTACACATTGGGAAATGAACACTGAAAGGATGGACAAGATAGATGGGATTTAAAGCAGTAAAGAATGATGGCGGTCTGATGAAGGCTGGCGATTATGAGTGCTATTTGAAATCGTGCGGCTACAGCGTAACGAAGAACGGAAATGAGTGCATCAAGTTCGATTTCGTTGTCCGTGAGGACGTCGAGCAGGAATACCAGAAGAAGCACATCTTCAAGAACTTCTGGCCCGACCGCGACACCGGCGAGTACGACGCTGACAAGATCGGCAAGTATGCAAACGCGCTTGGCATTGAGCCGGGCACAGATTTTGAACTTGACGATCTGATAGGCCGCAACTGCATTTTGCACATGGAGCCGTTTGAGGGCAATGACGGTGTGACGCGCGACTGTATCCGGTATCTCAAGCCCAGCAAGGCAGAATCCTTTGTAACGGCTGCACCGGCCAGCGCAGAGGAGTTCAAACAGCTTGACGAAAGCGACGACGACCTGCCGTTCTGAGGGCTGAAATATGCCGAACAGAATTATTCGGGAAAGCATCTGCACAAGCGATAGCGTCGACAAACTCTCGTGGTTTGAAGAAGTTCTGTTTTATCGGCTCATTGTAAACTGCTGTCTCTTATACACATCTGACGCTGCCGACGACTAGTCGAGTGTAGA